CTAACATTGCCAGGATCATGTTCCTGATCAGTATGCTTGCCTCTCTAATGGTCTTGCCATAACGGCCATCAGAGTCTAACAAATGTTTAGACGCAGGGGTTGTGCTTGTGGAATCGTTGATGTGTAGAAAGTCACCCAGGTTTAGCAACAATCCAACCTTCGCGTCAGGCGCTACGGATATTAGTCTTTCGGTCGCTTTGGTAAGTAGGTCTTTCGATATCGAGACATCGTAATCGTCACCCATCGTCTCATCCGAATGAGCCAGCATTCCAAGGTGGTGATCGCCGATGATATATGAGCATAGTAAGTCTTCCACCACGCTACCTTTATGCTTTCTCGGACTATGACGACCCTGTAGCTTCTCCACAAAACCATCCACCACTTCGCGAACCATCTCAGTAATCGCGACTTTTTCAGGCTCCTGAATATGCCACTGCAGCTTGACGTTACCATCTTCGCCATACGCTGTAGATACACGTTTCGTGACAAAACCCGGTGCAGTTTGGTGTACCAGGTCATAATCCCTGGCAATGCCCTTGAAAGCCGCTTTTTGCTCGATCGATTGTAATGATCTGTGTACACGTTTGTATTCCCTGCCTTGCTTTTTGGCAATACTCTTTAAAGAGTGCCCGTCTAAGTAAAGTTGCACAGCCTCCGCTTGAAGGTCAGTGACGCAAAAATCTAAATGATCTGGAGTAAGTCTTATTGGCATATCCGTCGCTCATGAGCTTTTATTTGTGCAGACCATTCCTTGATCATATCCCTATAGTCGGCTGCGTAGATCTTCTTGACTTTCTTTTGGTCCCTTATCATTTCCTCTACAAAGTCTCGACCGTAGTACTCCTCCATCCACATCGTGTATGACTGTGCGGCACTGCCGTACCTCATACCCCAGTTGTTGCAGCTTTTACACTGCGGATGAACATTCTCTACCTCAAGGGCCCAATACGAGCTCTTGCCCTTTGGTAGGAAGTGTCCACCATCCATTTCTTTGTAATGCTTTTTAATCCCGCAAGATACGCATTGAGAATAACCATTTGCATCTGCCGCGGCGATCCTAGAAAGCAGTTGCAATTTCTTTAATGCTTTTGATCTCAACGTCTCAGGCATTGGTCTCTGCTCTTATCTTCATATATTCAGATTCTTTTGGCAGGGTCAAATGACAGCCCAGTTCAACTGACCAATAGTAAACTTGATCCATAAAATGGTACATCTCGCCACGGTCCAATTTCCTGGTGCTTTTGAGTTGCTGTGGAATAACAGTCTTGTTAAATCGGATATCTTCAAATCCTAGAAACTGTTGTTTTATATACAATTTGACGTTTTCCTCAGTAGTCCATTCTACATTTCCACCGCGAGAAATAAAGTGCTCGGTGATTTCTCTCACCCACATATGGAACAGGGCATTCTGGCTAATCGACCGGACACTCTTATACTCTTTAGGTTGCCAAGTGAGCGGCTTCTTAAAGTCCCAATCATTAATGATGTAAGACTTGAAGTTATCTATCGCTTGATCAAGATCCCTTCTGTCTTTGACTAGCCAAAATTGCCCCTGCATGTTCCCCTCCTTTACGCAATAAAATCTGACGGCGCCATATTGAAGTACTCGCTAAACCTTTCTACCAGGGACAGCCTCGCGTCCTTGGTTTGTTGCCAGCGATATATTTGTTGCCTAGTCACTCCAAAATGCTCGCAGAGATCACGGTTAGTGACCCCTGCTGCATCTTGAGCGCGCTTCAGGCATTCTCCGAAGTGCAAGTTCAAAACGGGATTTCCTCCTCGCTAACACTAGATTCCAGATCAGAAGTGTTTTCTCCGTTATGCTGCAAAGGATCTGATATCTGCCCTTTCAAAACCGGCTGATTGCTCGCTGCGCCTTTCTGAACCCAGAGAGCCATCCGAATAGTCTCCCCTTCCTTGATGTCTCTGTGAGCCACCAGGTTGCCATCAACATAAGGCTGCCTATCACCTTCCTTCGTGTTCTTCCACAGACTTACTCTTCCCCTATTATCATACTCCATTTACTACTCCTAACTTTTTAAGGTTTGCGTTTACTTTATCCAGCAGTTTATTCAACTCTGTTGCTAGGCCAGAGATATACTCCTCATCTCGCTCTACCCGAATGATCAAGCTCTCATGATCTGGGTGAAACGACATAAAGTAAGCATATGGTTTTTCCGTTATCCAGAGCTGACCCTGGACCTGCGGTATGTAGTCTGCCGGCACCTTATTAGCTAGCAGATACTTGATGTGAGTTGTTGGCTTAGGGCACTTGATCTCGAGCAATGCCGTCTCGCCTTTGTCGTCGTCATGCACAATGGCATCAGGCGAACATCCGATCTTGCCGTCGTCAGTAGTAACAAACCCAATGGGCGTTGTAACAAGCCCGGTCTCTAACTGAAACATTGCATTAGCCTGGGCTTCCATGTCATTACCGCGTTGCATCCACTCAGACTTAAAGGTCTCGAGCTTTCTGCCGGCCTTGATCTCTTCAGTGAGCTCAATCGCATATTCATCAAACGATGTTGACCGTTTCTTCTGCGAGGTGAACACTCGACGGAAGTTGCTAGCGGTGGGACGCATGCGAAGCGCATGCCATTCAGGCGTACCTTGTTGCACATCATGCAAGATCATGATTCTTTGTCCGGTTTAGATTCTAGCTTCTTCTTAGCCTGTGCATATTGAGTCACGCTCATATCTTTGAGCTCACTGCACTGATAAGCCTTAGCTATGAGGTCAATGTTGACACCTTTCTGCTTTGCCAGGTTAGTTAGCTCTTGCATTTGCATGAAGATGATAGGCTTAAATTTCTCATCCTGCTCAACAGGCTGAGTTCTGGCAGCCGCCTCACCGTCGTCATCGTCATCACCAGCTATTAGCACCAGACCCTGGATGGCGTACCTCTTCAGATAAGAAATGAGCGAGCCCATATCCTGAATGCTGTTCTGCGCCTTCATGTTGATCGCAGAAGATATGTCTTCCTGGATCCACTGGCCAGAACTGTGCAGCAGCCTGGTTGTGACGATCACATGCATTGACCCGTACAACTCATCCTTACGAGAGGTCTGCACAATAGACAAGCCGTTCTCAGCCAGGTGCGGCCGAATCGTATTTAAGACGGATGGGAACGATGCGTATCGACTGTGATGAGCCTTAGCATCTTTGACGGGATTACTGATTGAACTTTGCAGCTTGCTTAATGCAGGGGCTAGCTCGTTGATTTGCTCTGATGTTTCCATGTTAGTCTCCTCCTTTGGAAACCACATGGTAGCATAGACTGTTTACATATGTACACTAAATGTGTTTATAATTGCCATGTGGTGTCATGGCCACATCCTTTCGGGGCCCTACGGGGCCCTTTTTATTGGTAGGTCCAGATGACTGGAGTAGTCTCACGGATGTCGCAGTGTACGAACGAGCGCGCAATGCCCACCCCTGAAAAGCCTAGCTTAATAGCGTTAGCAACAATAATGAACCGATGAGCCCCATTGCTAACAGCAATATCAGCTGCAATGCCTGCAGTGTGCTTTCCTGGGCCGCCAGGCTTCTTAACTTCGAGACTGTGAGTTTTACTGCGGTAACCGCTAGTGATCTTAAACGGAAAACCGCATTCGTGACGTAGTGCATCCAAGGCATGAATAAACTCCTCTTTCATAAAACACTCGCCAGTCTCCTGACATGCGAATTCTTCCAACGTAAAATATTTAAACATCACTTATCCCTGTGTACGCCTTTGTGCTTTTCAAATGTTCTAAGCCCACCTAACCCCAGCATTCCCATGACTATAGGCATCATGGTCTCTAAAGGTATGAGCGGGATAGTTATGTCTATCTCCAAAAGCGCCATAGCAAAGTTGGTAAATGGAATTGTGATGTAGTTTCCGAACATCCCAAGTACAGCGACCCAGCCCAAAGCGGGCCTCCAACCACTTATAAACAGCGACTTGTGGGCCGCCTCAACCTGATTGATAGCCATCTGACCTTTAGCAATTTCTTGCGCGTATTTCTGCGACATGGTAGCAATTTCATGCGCCAAGGCGTTCTTCTGATCCTTGTCCTCTATGAACTTATCAAGAAGTCCCGTCACGGGACCAATGAGTTTTTCAATCATTCTTTAGCTTTGCCGATATTCAGCGCAAACATCTCCAAGACCTTATAGACTTTGGCGATAATAGCGTCATCTTTTGGAGTGGGAGTTAAGGCGCAAATTGCGCTACAGAACGCCACCAGTGTTGTCGCTAGATTCAGATATTCCATCATTTTATTCTCCTTGTTGGTTATTGGACAATCGCATAAATAATAGTAAAGCAAGCGTACAAGCCGACCGCAACTAGACCACACGAAACCAAAAGTCCTGCTATGTGCATTCGCTTGTTAATCTTCTGGATGTGCGCGTTCTTTTCTTCTAGTCTCGCTTTCCTAGCCTTAGCCTGAAAGATGATAAAGTCATCCCACAATCCAGCCCGTCCGTAATAAACCATGAAGTCTT